GTATTGTAAATCAATTGTGAGCAAATGTAAACTAGTCAGATGAGGCTGCCTCTTCTTCGTTATGGTTTTCTACGATTTGAATCAATTGAATGCATTGATCGCGTAGTTGACCAATAGTGCTGAGTTCTTCACCTTTGAATCCACCACGTTGTGTAATGGCATCGATGACTGCTACGGCCGAACGGCCAACACGGTTTCCTAGATCGTATACTTGAGTATGATCAGACATATAATTCTCCTATTAAGCTTTGTAGGTTGAGGACTTTTCGAGGGCTACCCAGTACTTCAGGTCCATCTCGTCTGAAGTGCTGGTGAACTGTGAGATAAGCTTCGATGAGATTTCTACCTTATAATCAGAAGGAATCATACGAAGGTTAGCAATGTTTAGAATAAAGTTAAAGTCTTCTGACTTATATTCTCCATCAACATCGATGGAATACGTATTCGATGTACTGTTGGTAGTGTCTACAACCGTAAGTGTAACCACACCATTTGAGCCAGTAATCGATACCTCGCTGTGGCCAAGAGCTGAAGCAGCACGCTTCAGGTTAGCCAGAGTTGCTTGATCCAACATAAACGTAACTTCAGGGTCTGGCATATTGATCGGCTTGCTCGGTGAAGTAAGCATCTCAGTATCAGAAAAGAAGTACTTGATCTTAGCTCGACCGGATGTATCGCCGACAGTGGCAAAGTGCTCGTCAAGCTTGATGTTAGATGTATCAAATAGATTTAATACCGATAAGAATTCTGATAGATCATAGATACCAAAGGTACGATCAAATTCTTCGGGTACAGTTGCCTGAGCAAGAATGTTCTTTGCCTCAGACATAGTCATAATGGACTTCCCTGGATGAATCACTAAGTTAGGATTAATCGAAGAGAAGTTCTTCAAAGTTTGCATAGTAAAGCTGGATAGTTCCATTATCAATTTCCTTTTAGTTTACTAAAGTTCTTCTCTTTGTGGAACTCGAGTTTGTTCTCGAACTTCCCTTCAAGAATATCACCTTTATGAGAAATAACAAACACGTTAGTATCGTTGTCCAACGTATAGATTATCTTCATAAGGTTGTCAACTCCTTCATAATCGAGAGATGAGTCAAAGGTTTCATCTAAGATAAGTAGGTTTGTTGCAACAGAGTTCTTCATCTTAGCGATCATACGCCAGGTGAAGAGGAGTGCCAGATCGATACGTTGTTTCTCGCCCTCGGAAAATGAGTCGTAAGAGAAAGAGTCACGATGTCTGGAACGGATAGTTTCTGAGAATGCTTCGTCCAAGTGAAAGGATACGAAGAAGTCTAGAACCTGTAAGTACTGATTTACGAGTTTATTTATAACGGGTAGATACTGTTTAATGATTTTTGTTTTGATACCCGTATCCTTGAGCATTTCAAGGATAACACTATTATAATTCATTGACTCGGATAAGTACAATCTTTTTTCAAACAAATCATCTTTTTGTGACTTAAGAATATCAAGGTCTGCTTTGGACTTTGCTACATCGCCATCATTGCCGCGTATTTGTGATATGGCAGAGGTGAGAGTTCGTATTTGTCCTTGCAGCCGTACGATTTCACGATTGTTGCTAGATATAAGTGAGGTTTTATCTCGGACTTCATTAGCGGTGGAGTTAAGCCGTTCAAGAGTTGATTCCACAGTAGACGACTTTGAAGCGACATCGTCGAGAGCTTTCTGGATCTCTGCTGCTTTAGTCTTGGCGGAGGACAGTTTCTCTGATCGAAGGTCGTCACTAATATCTTGGGAACATGAGGGGCATGTATCATTTTCCTCATAAAATTTCGAGTCCTTGACGAGGGTCTTGATCTTTTGATTGAACTCTGCTTTATAATGGAGTAGCGTTTGCTTTTTATCGTGGTTCTCTTTGAGACCTTCTTCAAGCCCAGCCGAGAGTTCGTCGATTTCATCTGAAACGGTTGCATTTTCTTGCTGCAGGTTTTGAATGGCGTCCTCGTGTAAGAAGATTTCATTTTCTTTACTTTCAATCTGGTCATTGCTAAGAGCCTCCACTTCCTTAATGTACTTGGACTGTAGGTCAATCTTTTCCTTAGCCAGTTCCAAGTCATACTCTGTAGACTTTAAATCATCCTTCAAAAGACTATTCTTTTCCTTCAGGATCTGATTCATTTTTGAGAATACGTTAATGTCCAGAAGATCCTCGATAACATCTCTCCGAGCGCCTGCTGCAAGTTGCATGAAGGGAATGAAGGAGGAACTGCCAAGCACGACGATCTGGTGAAAGCTCTTATGGTTGAGCTTAATGATGTTTTGCTCGAGGATCTTCTGGTACTCTTTGGAATGAGAGGACTGATTAATCATAGTCCCATCTTTCCAAATCTCGAATATGTTTGGTTTGATACCACGTACAACCTTGAGGTTTGAACCCGATACGTTGAACTCTACTTCAACCAAACAGTCTTTATTGTTGATCGTATTGACCAACTGTGGTTTACTAATGTTACGGTGTGCTTTGCCAAAAAGTGCAAAGGCAAGAGCATCTAGCATCGTGGACTTACCGGCACCATTATGTCCTACAACAAGTGTAGTCTTGTGGCTAGTAAAGTCAACGTGCGTCCATGAGTTTCCGGTAGAGAGGAAGTTTTTCCACCGTAAGGATTTAAATGTAATCATGCTATTTCTAAGGTTTGAGCCTCAATCATAAGATCATGCATTTCTTTTTTAATGCGATCTTTGTCCAATTCAGTTTCTACATTATCGATATAGGAGTTCAACAGCGTACTCGTATCATCCAATGAAATGTTTTCATCTTCTACATTATTGCCAACGAATTCTGAAAAGTTTTCTTGGATCTTAAGTTCGTGTATTTTCCTATTCTGTATTCTATCAATAAATCGATCAAATGTAAATAGGTCAGACTTATTAATTACAACTATTTTTACAAATTTATTGTCTACTTGTACAGTGTCGTAATCAGTGTAATCAAATGAAGCATCGTCATAATAGATCCGATGGAACAGAGTATGAGGGTTATGGATAGCAGTAAGTTCTCGTGTTGTCGTATCCAAGACATGAAAGTATTTTTTGTCGTGTGCATCATTCCAATAAAACTCCATCTGTGAACCAAGGTAGTGGATATTACCCTTCGTTGATTTTGTGTGATAGTGACCAGACATTACCATCTCAAATCTATTGAAGATAGCCGGGTCCATACCGTGAGTGCTTTCGATACCTTTTGCAAGTTCAAAGCCGTTTAGTTCCAAGTGCCCACCAAGAATAGGTGCATCACACGTCTGAATGAAATTAACGTATTCTTTTTCATTCTCAGGATTAATCCAGGGAACCATAGCGATCTTGAGCTCGTTGTACTCAAGAACTGTAGGGTCATTAATGATATGAACCTCATTCATATAGTGACCGAGTAGTTCTTTCAATGAGTTTAAATCATTAGTGTTCTTGTAATACGTGTCATGGTTACCACAGATGATGTCCATAGTGATACCATACTTACGAAGCTTGTGTAAGAACATCTTACGATTACGGTGCAGAGCCTTAAAGTTAATGAACTTGCGGTTGTCGTAGTAGTCTCCAAGGTGGAGGATGTGCTTAATATCGTTTTCTAATAGGTACGGAAAGAATATTTCATTATAAAATTTATCTGCGTTATCAAGAAAGATTTCAGAAGAATTACGGATACCACAATGGGTATCATTCAAAATAGCTATTTTCATTCATCGTCCATAAATGTTTGTAGGTCAGAATCAACTTTCATTACACGCTTCTTACGGATCTTTTCCTCTTGTACGTACTGACGGAACTCTGTGTCGCGTTCCTTGACTTTATCAATACGATCCTTGAGCTGATCAACAAATAGCTGTACTGCATTGTTCGCAGCGGTGTCATCAAAGTCGCTGAGGATATACTGCTCGATTCCAGACTGTGACAGGTACTTGAGCTTGACGTCTTGCTGTTTCTTTTCTTTTGCGATACGACGTAGGAAAGCATACCACGAGATCTGTGTAAAGTAAGCAAAGGCGTTAGGATTACCAGAACGTGTGGCTGCTTCAATGTTATAGTTCTCAATCGCTTTTAGACAGTTCTCCACAGCGTCCATTACCATCTCTTCACGATAGGTGTAACGAATAAAGTTAGACTTGTGGGAAAGGCCCTCGGCGATCTTCAGAAAACACTGAGCAATATAGTCCGGAACAATTGGAAGTTGCTCTTCTTTTGCTTTTGCTTCTTGTACAGTCTTTACGTAATCAACAACTGCTTGTGAAAATTCTTTGTTGTTAACGTAATGAATGCTTTTCTTTTTTGCCATAATATATCCTCATTCAATAGTTTTATTCTATACTATAATCATATAAATGTAAACAGTAAAAATAATTTATTTTTATGCATTTTAGGGGTTTACAAACCGGAAAAACTGTATATAATTTAAAGGTATCCTTTATGGTGGATGGGGATACTAGTGTAACTTATTCTTTCCGGGGAATCGAATTACAGTGTTGCTTGGAGCATCTGAATCTAAGTACGAAGCTTCGTTTGCATCAAGCATATCTTTTATCTTTTTCATGTACTCGTTAAACTTCTTGTCGCTTTCTTCTTCTGGCTGCTCTGTTTCTAAATTGATCGCGTTGTAGTATTCTTTCACGACTTCTTTTACAGGTGTCCCTTCAATAATGATATGATCCGAGTTTAAAGTTTGGAATACGCCTTCCTCGAGTTGCATAACCATATATGGACGAAAAACATGATACCGCATACCGTCTGCTTTGTCTACAGTAATTACACGAAGTGGATTGCGAACTACGACCATAGGTCCTTCGTCATCAACCCAGTCAATGACTTCACAAATGATTTCGTCACCGCTGGTGAGTTTCATCTGTCTGACTAATGGTTCGCTCATTCTATGTCTACCTTAATAATTTTGTAGTTGAACTGCTCTTTGTCATAGATCTTTACTCTTTCTGCTCCATGAAGTAAAGTGTAGTTCTTTCTGTTTTGCCAGTGGAGGTCGTCCGTGATGTCATAAAGAGTAGTTTCTCTCCCGTCGTCTGACTGTCGTAGTCCTCGTCCGATTGACTGCAAGACTTTAATTTGGGACTTTGACGGACTTGCAAATAAAATATTATGCAGATTACGTATATTAATGCCGGTGGAAAAAGTACCCAGGCTTGCGACAATAATAGCATCTTTCTGTTTCTCCACGATTTTACGAATTGCTTCTCTGTCCGAAGTTGCTACTTCACCAGAAACGAAGAACACCTTCCGTCCTTCCTCTACCTTACTATTTATCATCTCAAAGAGAGGCTTTCCATGAGCGTCCACACGATTAAATAAGACGAGAGTATTTCCTTTAGCATCCAAAGCGAGATTGCGAATAAGCCGATTACGAGTAGTGTTTCCAATAAGGAAGTCAATTTCTTGCTGGTATGTCTTGATTCCAAAGTCTTTCCTCACTTCTTTTGAATAATTTAATAAAAGTACTTTAATGTCTAAAGGAGCCAATGTTCCTTCGTCTTGTAACGTTTTTGTCATGGTGACCTGATGGACGGGACCAAATAATCCCTCGAGGACAAGTCTGTGAGTCTGTGTACCGTCGAGTGTGCCAGTTGTGCCAAACCTATACTTTGCTTGAGTCGCCTTGTTCATAATAGACGACAGGGACTTAGACTTAAACCCGTGGCACTCGTCACCGATTACCATACCAAACTGTTCGAACCATTTCTTAGGATACTTATAGATTGACTGCCATGTTGATATGATAACACGTTTGTCCGTGTTCTTGTCTTTACCCGAATAGATCCGATGGCAGGCGTTCTCAACTAACATTCCGTAGTCTTTAAAATCTGCGTACATCTGTTCGACCAAAGATGTAGTCGGAACAATAATCAAAACTTTATCATGTTCATTTACCATACTCATCCAATATTTCATAATCAAATAGATAATGAATGACTTACCAGATCCTGTAGGTGATAACAGAATAGCTCTATTTGAAATCAAAGCACGGATTACTGCGTCGTACTGATAGTCTCTTGGAGGGAAAGGTAAGTGAGAAGCCTGTAAGAACTGATCAAATACTTTTTGTTCTACAATATTTTTATCTGTAGGTGCACCGTAATCTGACTCTTCGACCTCATAGGTGTATCCTCTCTCAGCACAAAACTTACGAAGGTAATGAAACAGGCCAGCGTTCAACTCATTTGTCATGCTATTGTACAGGCGAATCTTTCCGTCCCATACTTTATTACGATAAGCAGGCATGAACTTATAACCGGGAACGTAAAAAGAGAAGTACTCTGATAGTTCCTGAGCATGTCCACGTTCACAGTCGACATACATCATACTATAGTCTTTGAGTTGAACCTTATAGTCAGCCATCAGTCACCTTGTTCAAACTGCCTCCAACGAATCATGTTCGAGATAGTTTGATGTCTCCATTTTAAGTTATCAATTATATCTGTAAGACTATCTATAACTGTCTTCCAGTACTCTATTTTCTCTTCGGACTGCTGGATCTCTGGATCCGAGTCGTAATAGTAATCCATCTCACCTTTGAGAATACGTAGACCATTGAACGGATCGGGATCCCAGCCTTTTTCAATCAGCTGGTCCTGATCCATCTTTCCGTTATAATACAGCCATTTCTCTTTGAGTAGGTTCTTCTGAGCAAACTCCGCT